CATGGCTATGTAGTAAGCCAATCCAGCCGCCAAAGCAGGCAAGAATCTAAAATTCATATCAGAAGTTTGAATGCCGCTTCCAGCATCTTGAACTCTTCTCATGCGGTAATAAACAAACTGATAAGTTGTAGAGTTATCTGGAGTGGGCCACAAAGTTACCGCAGGCAATTGCGCTACATATATAGCTGTAGTGCTTGTGTGTGATGCTGCCGTTGTATCGTTTTGACCCCTAAAACAACCACCAAGATTGTTTCCGTCTACATAACCATAATAAATTACTTCACTATCAATTTTAATAAAACCAGAAGACGCCAATCCTACGGTTGTATTTAATGTAATTGTTGTGTCGGTAGCGGTTAATGTTTCGTTTAAAGTCGATGAAGTTGGGTTTGTTTCCCCAGATAACCTCTGAATCCATACCTGAATAGGCCGAGCCTGAGTCAGCTTGTTAGGTATCGTGGCATAAGTAGAAACACTAATACGAGTAATTGTTAAGTCAGCCTGTGTGCTGGCGCTATTTGCCCCCGTGCGAATCACATGGTCTAACAAATCAATCGTATCTAATGGCAATGCATATGTGCTTAAGCCGGGCACCAAGTCAATAACCCCCGCCTCAATTGTCCACATATTTAAACCACGATTAGCCCACTCAATAGTCATCAGGTTCATTGACCTACGAGCAGTTCTTAAATCGTAGCCACTGCGCATTTCACGACCAGCCCTCTCCCATGCTTCTTCGGCAATCTCCGTGAAGTCCATATTAAAAGAAGTAGAGCCAGTGGTGTATGCCATTATTTTGCAGTCTTCATTGAATTAATAAATGCTTGCTTTGTTGGTGCGCCTTTACTTCCGGGCTTTCTCATCTTCTCACCTGAACCAGCGGCAATCCTTTTTTTCTTTGCATTGATGTTGTCATACAAACCGGCTTTGCCACCTTCAGAAAAGTTGGTAAAGTCCGTGTTATCACGGCGCTTTGCCTTCTTTCCTTTTGGCATCTTAGAGGGGTTAATATCCCCCATGCCACGGCTTGCTTTCATACCATTCGGCCTTTAGTCTTGCCACGCTGGGCAATACCATCACCACGTTTAGAAGCAGAAGAACCACTAGAATTTTTAGAAGAAGGCACTTTCCCACCGTCTTTCATTTTAAAGCCTGCTCTTAGTCTATTAACAACACCGCTCAATTTTCCGCCAATATTAGAAGCAACTGGTGCCGCAGGTGCTGGATTTTGAATTGCTTGAGCTGCCATTTGTCCTAGTTTAGAACCCATAGAAGTTGAGGGCGCAGGCATAGAAGTTGATGGCGCAGGTGCTGCCGCAGGTTCGGCTCTGCTTATAGCACCTCGTATCATTTTAGACAAACCTCCAAAAGCATACTTTTGCTCTGGCCGAACCTTTGAATACTTTTCAAAATCTTTATCTTCAGCGGCTTGACGCTTTGCTGCATCAGTCATAGGCATAAGGTAGTCTCTAGGATTTGCACCGGCTTTAGGAGGGCGAGCAAGTCCAAGCTGCTCTTCACTAGGGTCCACCGGAGTTTTAGAAGGTCGAGAAAGTCCAAGCTGTATATCGCTTAAATCTTGCTGTTTTTGTTTTCGCAAATCAGGCATGATAACTCCTTAACAGGCTTTGCCGCCTTTAGCTAACATTTTACCTTTGGTCTTGCCTTTTGTAGCAACCCCATCGGCACGGCTAGAAGCAGAACCGCCTTTGGCGTAACCACCCATATTCATTTTCTTAGCGACTCCGCCTTTTTTCATAGGCATAGGTGCAGCAGGAGCAGCGCCCATAGAGGCTTTCTTTTTAGCCATCATCATTGCCATCATTTTTGGGTCCATCTTTGTAGCCATATCACCACCTCTTTTAAAAGTTTTGCCTTTATCGGCGTTTGAAAAATCTTTACCCACTGATTGTGGAACTCCTGCTTTCTTGGCAAACGCTGGATTATGGGCCACCGCCTCCATGAATCTATGTTGTTTTGCTGATGTGCTAGGCATCTCAGCACATTTTCCCACGGGTTTTACCCCGTTGAGCAATACCATCTCCACGACTAGATGCGGAAACTTTACCGCCACTTTTAAATCTATCTCTGTATTTAGCGTTTTTAGCTTCTGCTCTTTCTCTAGACAAACGCTGTCCGGTGGTTTCATAGTTTTTAAAGGAATCTCCTATGCCACTAGCCGCTGAACTAGCCGCTGAACCAATTCCTTTACCAATTGTTTCAACGGCACTTGGCCCATCTTCGGTGGTTCTTTGAATCTTACCCTTAAAGTCCCGATAAGTTGAACCCTTTGGCGCAGTAGAAGATTGTTTTTCTTGAGCGGCGCTTATTTTAGAACCAGCCATATTAACGTCATCTGCGGAAGCTCTTAAATTGGCTGCTCGCTCTTTTTCACGTTGTTTCATAGCATCCAAAACCGCTTTACCGCCTTCTTGGTCATAAGCGCCAGTACGTGGCGATTTTACTTTTTTAACCTCTGCCGCAGAAGATTTAGAGGCAGTTGTTGATGCTGACGAAGATTGAGGAACATAATCACCCATATCTTCTTTTGCTTCTACTGGAGATGGCAGTGGTCGAGGAGTTCCTTCGCTTCTATTGATTGGAACGGGTGTTGGAGCGGCTTCTGGTTTACTAACAGGCGTAAATTTTTTATCTTCTACCGGGGGTAATGCATCAGGAACAGCCTTGCGCATACGAGCAAGAATAAAAGGGTCTGTTCGGTCTGCACCACCCAACCATTTTTCTTGTTCTGCGGTAAATCCACCAGTATCAAAACGTTTAGTCTTTTTCATTTATCACCCCTTTTGTTGAATAAGTTGGTCAATTTTTGCTTCAAGTTTGTTAAAGCGTTGGTCAATGTGGTCAGTAATTCTTTGCACTTCTGAGTTAGTAACGTAATCACGGGCAATCTCCTCACGAGTAATGTTTAAGAGGCGTTCAAGTCTTTTAATATCCTCGAACTTTTCACGAAGAAAAAACCACAATGCGCCCATAAGGAGCGATAGTGCGGCTGACCATATGGTGTTGATATCCATCAAACAAACCTACCTTTGGTTTTTCCCTTTGTAACACAACCATCTGCCTGTGTCACATACCCACCACCAGCACAGTTCCATGCCCGCAAAGATTTGTTAATCCTGCTATCTGGGTCATTGGCCGTTTTTGCTGATGTGAGTTTCTTTTTCATTCCTGACATCCTTGCACAGAACGAATCTTTGCGTGAACCACCCTCTGGTTGAGGCGCTTTTAAATTCATCCCTTGTTTTTTTGCAGACGCTCTCCCTTTAGCATTTAAGCCACCACTAGGGTTTTTTCCCTCTTTACGCTGCCATGCTGGAGTCTTTGCCATAATGTCTTGACTTTACTTTGTTTTTGTGTTTTATGCAATTAATTTTACCAACTTGTAATGATAACCAAACCATCACCACCATCGCCCCCTTTGCCGCCTGTTGTTCCAGTGAATCCACCACCGCCACCACCTCCGCCACAGCCGTAAGCGGCTTTGCCTCCTGCGCCGCCTATGTCGGCTACTGTGCCCGTTGCTCCGCAGCCAGCGCCCCCGCCTCCAACGCCCCCAATAAACAACATCATTTTTGGAAACACCTGAAAACCGTTTGAGCCGTTATCTCCTGCTCCGCCTCCAGCAGAGCCTCCATTAGCTATGGCGGTTGCAGGCCAACCTGCAATAACAGTAGTCATTCTTCCGCCATTGCCACCCGAACCATTTGCAGCCGCATATCCGCCCCCGCCACCCCCGCCACAAGTAATTGACCCTGTTGTTGGATAAGTAATACTATTACCCGGATTGCCGTTAATTCCTCCGCCAGCACTACCCGCCTGTCCAGCAACACCTACAGATCCTGTAGCTGTAGAGTAAGCAGTTCCCAATGCTGCTAAAGGTTGACTTGCTATACCAATACTAGAAGCAGCAGGTCCAGCAGCACCCCCTGCACTAGCAGTTCCTGCTCCTCCCGGATCGCCTGTATTTACGTTAATTAAATAATAATTAGCTATAGACGAAATGGGACAAATAGATACTACAGAAGGTTGACAAGAGCCTCCAGCAGACCCAACTGCCCCTCCAGCACCTCCATAACCTATAGACACATATAACGTATCAGGTAAATCAAAAGCCAAAAAGAAAGAACTAACATGACCACCAGAACCACCACCACCGCCGCCACCTGCTGAACCTGCACCGCCAGCAAAACCACCACCTCCGCCACTTCCAGCGGCAATAGCTAAAATATGAATAAATCCAACACCCCTTGGTTTAGTCCATATTCCCCATCTTACACTGGCAGAGGAGTATGTATTAGCAGTAAAAATCTGTTGATCTACTTTTTGATTTGTTGGTAAGTTATTTAAATCAAGCATATATCACCACGCAGTAATTATTACCAAACCATCACCACCATCACCACCCCAACTGCCAGTAGAGCCTGTGAATCCTCCTCCACCACCGCCTCCTCCGCAACCATAAGCACCTTTGCCACCAGAACCTCCTGTGAGTCCTGTGTTACCTGTTGCAGCTTGACCCGCACCACCGCCACCTGCTCCACCATAAAAAAATAGTAAATTTGGTATAGCTTGCACTCCATTTGAACCATTTACTCCAGCAGTTCCTGACGATGTTCCTCCAGCAGCAAATGGTTGAGCTGGGAAAACTGGTGCTGAAGCAGGTGATATATTTCCGCCCGGACCTCCAGAATTATTTGCTGCGGAGGTATACCCCCCTCCTCCACATCCACCCATAACAATAAGCCCAGAAGTTGGTAAAATTAAACTTGTACCCGTTCCTGCAGCAGCAATACCTCCAGCACCACCTCCTTGTCCATTAATGCCTAAATTTGCTGCGGCTGATCTACCGCTTTGCCCTAAAATTGCCACATACGAATTTGCAACTGTACCAGATGATGAAACAGATCCGCCAGATCCTCCCGCAAGAGCGGCATTTCCACCTCCTCCGGCATTTGCATAGCAAACTGTATTGTTTGGAACCACACTTTCATAAATTGAAATATATGTGTCAACGCCGGTAGCGCCATTAGAAGAAGCTGTACCTCCTGCGCCACCATATCCAACAGCCACATAAAGCACATCAGGTAATGCCCATGCAGGAAAAGTAATAATTGTTTGAGATGAAGAAGCTCCCCCACCGCCACCACCAGCTGCACCTGCAACGCCAACAAACCCTCCACCTCCACCTCCACCTCCAGCAAGGCATAAAATTCTTATAAAATTAACGCCACGAGGTTTTAGCCATGCAATCCAAGTGCCGCCTTGTGATTTAGAGGTGGCATAAAAAATTTGCCTGTCAATTTTTTGATTTGTGGGTAAATTATTAAGATCAAGCATAAATCACCATGAAGTAATGATTACAAGACCATCGCCACCATTGCCGCCATAACCGCCAGATGATCCGGTAAAACCACCGCCTCCACCACCGCCGCCACAACCATATTGCCCATTACCGCCTGAGCCGCCATTTAAACCTGTATTACCTGTTGCAGCTTGACCCGCTCCACCGCCCCCAGCGCCGCCTGTGCCAAATGGCAAATTTGGAAACATTTGAACTCCGTTAGAGCCATTACTGCCTACCGTTCCAGCAGCTGTTCCCGCAGTTCCGCCAGAAAGACCTGTAGGGAAAAAAGTATTTGCAACTCCATTAATATTTCCGCCAGCGTTGCCAGCAGAATTTGCGGCAGTAGCATAAGAGCCACCTGCTGCACCGCCTGTAGTAAGTGAATTTGTAAGAGTTATTGAATTTCCCGCAGAAACAATACCTCCAGCACCACCTGCTTGTCCAGCAGCACTTTGACTTCCAGAAACACCTGAATAAAACGTTCCTATAGATGCTAAACAAGCGCTATTAATAATAGTAGCAGGGCCAGCAACACCAGCACCACCAGCACCAGTACCCCCCGTTCCAGCAAGAACAGCATGAATTACGTTATTGCCTGTAGTAGATGGATATATTGAAATATATGTATTTATACCAGCTGATCCAGCGCCTGCTGTAATTGATCCAGCGCCACCTTTTCCAACTGATACATAAAGCACATCAGGAAGCATCCAAGCGGGAAATAATGATGAAACATACGCACCACCACTGCCACCCCCGCCTCCACTTGCTGATCCAGCAACTGCTCTTGCGCCACCGCCGCCGCCAGATCCTCCGGCTATAGCCAAAATAGAAATAAAATTAACGCCTCTGGGTTTAATCCAAGTTACCCATCCTACTCCAGACGTTTGAGAATTAGCGTAGAAAGTCTGCTTATCAACCTTTTGGTTTGTTAAAAGATCGTTTAAGTCAAGCATTAGTAAGCGCCAGCAATTACCGTTGGGTTCCAGCCTGATGCAAGAGCAGAAGCCGCAGAAATACCAATAACAATTCTGTACCCCGCAGGTAAAGCAAAGTTTAATGGATAATCAATATCAACCGTACCCGCAGTTGTTGAAGCAGTTGTAGCAGGTAAAGACAATTCACCATAAAACGTGTTGTTTGCCGCAGTTGCATTAGTTGACCCGTTGTTTATATAAATACGAGCAACAGACACAGCATTTGTGCCTACCGCTTTAAAACGAATACGTTGTACAAATCCACCGTTAGTCGCATTAGCCGTGAACGCTACTACGTTGTTTGCGCCTGTACCAACGTAATCAGTAACAACCGATGTACCGATAGCTGTTCCTAAACTAATTGCTCCTGCGTTTGAAAAAATTGGTGCTGTATTTGCCGCCATAAAAAACTCCTTTAAATCATGTTCCAGCCTTGGGCTGTTGTTACTACTGAACCTAACGTGACTCCGCCTCCGCTTCCAGTTGAATCAATTTGGATTGTCCCTGAACCGTTTGTAACTGTAATTCCTGTTCCTGCTGTTAAGGTAGCGTAAGAAAATCCAGTTCCGTTACCAATTAACAATTGACCATTTGATGGGGTTGAAGCATAACTAATAGCCAATGTACCAGACGCTGTAATTGGAGAGCCTGAAACAGATAAAAAGTTAGGAACAGTAGCGGCTACGCTTGTTACTGTACCAGTTCCACTAGAAGAAATCCACGATGTATCTGTTCCATTTGTGCTTAAAACTTTTCCGCTATTGCTTGTCTGAGACGGCAATAAAGCGTTTAAACCAGCGTTTGCTGTTGTTTGTCCTGTACCGCCATTAGTAATAGCCAAAGCCGTTGTGGGTGCGATTGCACCACCAACATTCAACGTACCTGTTGATGGCGTCAGCGTGTCTGATACTTGGTCGGTATTAATAGCCATGTTTATACATCCTCTGCGCCAGCATACTCAGTAAGCGTTTTTAAGGATGTGTAGATTGCAGGAATTAAATCACCCTGCAAATCTGCAATACCGATGTAATGGGCGTTTTCTTTGATTGTTTGCAAGTTACTTTGTCTTGCATCAGCTGATGAATGAATAGCAACTTGTACTTGAATCTGGTCTTTAGTCCCGTAAAAATTGGTAATACGGGCATAAGCCTCGGCACAAGTTTGACCCGTTGTTGGGTTGATTACGTTTGTTAGTTTTAAAGCCATTGTTTACTCCTAGTATGTCATTTCTGTTGTTTCTACTTTGCAAACCCAACGAATTGTTGTAGCCGCTTGTCCTGTTACTGTAAATGCCAAAGCACCATTAGTTGTGTCAGCCGTTGCAGTTACCGCCCATGTTGATGCCCCTGCATCATAAGCCGTTCTTACAGTTGTTACTGTACCAACAATAACAGTAGACGCAGCATTTGCACCACGTTTGATTGAGCCTTCTAATGTCCAAGATGCGGTATTTCCTGCACCCGTTACACCAGCAATAACCATTGCTTTAAACGCATACGCAGAGTTATTAGGCAAGGTTACTTGGTTTGACCCTGATGCCGCATTTACGTCTGATGGAATGACTGTGGCAGTAGCATCTGTAGTCTGTCTACCAAGAACAAGTATTGCAGATTGACTTGCTCCTAATGCTGTTACAACAGGACTTACAGAGCCTGTAAAAACTACATTTCCATTAATTGCCCTTGATGTTCCTTGTTGACCACCAATGACAGAAGTATACGAACCACTTGCAGTATTAGCATTTCCAGAAGTAATAGCCGCACCAAAACCAGTTGCACTATGTCCAGCACCAGCACCAATAAAAGCATATGTACCACTAGCAAGATTTAGTGTTCCAGCTCCAACAAACGAAGAAGTACCGCTTGCTGTATTTCCTTGTATAACAGAAGTGGCAGATACTAAACCCCCTCCTGCAACAACAGAGCCAATACCTGATGCTACGTTTTTACTTCCACCACCAACAACACTCCAGTCCCCTGACGCAGTATTTCTATTAGTTGCAGTCCCTGCATCACCACCGCCACCAATAAAGCTAAAACTACCCGTAGCCTGATTGTTACCACCGCCTACTACCACGCCATGAGGTGTAAAGAAGTTGAGTGTGTTTGTTGTTGAACCCGATGCCACTTGGGATAGCGTTAGAGATGTTCCTGATATTGCCGCAACATATGTATTATTTGATATTGATGTACCAGTTATAAATTGACCAACTTTAATTGAAGCATTACTGCCTGACAAAGTAACAGCAGTTGTGCCGTTCATTGTTGCCGACTGTGTAGTTACTGCGGCACTTGCAGTCCCTGAGTTTATGTACCCACCCCCAATTACGCTGTAATAGCCTGCAGCTGTATTGCTAGTACCGCCACCAACAAAAGTGTAATTAAGCGTGGCAGTATTAGCAGTACCACCTACAATAACAGCGGCAAACCCTGCTACTGCATTAAATTGACCACCAGCAACAACAGACGAGCCGCCAGTAACTGTATTAGATTGACCGCCACCAATAGTAGAGCCTGCACCACCACTAGCCACATGGGTTGCCGCAGTTCTTAAGGTCTGCCAATCTACTGCATTAGCACCTCGTACATTACCACCAACAGTAGTAGATGTGGGTTTTTGTGCTTGCAAAGCACCCGTACCCAAAGGCTGAAGCACTAAAGGTGTGTTTGTTCCACCAGCCGCCAACACTTGAGGATAAGACGCATCACCAACAATCTGAATAGACGTTGTTGACCCCGTTGCTAAACTTGCAGTACCCGTTGATTCTAAAGTTGTGAATTTACCTGTGTTTGCGGTTGTATTGCCAATAGTAGGTGGACTAGATAAATCAAGTGTTCCACCAAGGGTTAAATTTCCACTTGATGTAACTGTGCCTGATAATGATATTCCTGATACTGTTCCAGTGCCACCAACACTTGTTACTGTTCCACTACCTTTATTGTTAAACGTAGTCCAATCGGTAGAAGTAAGGTAACCGCTTACAGAAGTAGTGGCGGCAGGCATAGATATATCTGGAGTTGCACCGCCTGTGGATGCAACAGGGCTTGTCGCAGTTACCGATGTAACACCGCCAGTAGAAGCAGACCATGTAGCAGTAGTTCCGTTAGATGTTAAAACATAAGTGCTTGCACCAATAGCAAGCCTAGTTGCATTATTAGTTCCGTTTCCAATAATCAAATCGCCTGTTGTTGTTATTGGAGACAAAGCGTTAAAAGCCGCACCTGCCGTTGTTTGACCTGTACCGCCATTGGTCAATGCAAGCGTTCCCGCTACTGTCACTGCGCCTGTAGTTGCCGTTGCTGGAGTCAATCCAGTAGAACCAAAAGTGATTGAACTTACGCCAGAGCCTACACCTGAGAACTGCGTCCATGTGATTGCAGTAACGCCAATCGTGCCGCCAGCATCGGATGTGCAGACCCAACCCGTATCAGCAAGGGTAGAGCCAGTTTCAACAAAGACGTAAGCGCCGGGAACTTCCGCCCAAGTATCCATGTCCGTGGTTCTTGTCCACGCCCCCGCCGCACAAAGGTAAAGACCATTATTTGCTGGCAATGTTTGGTTTTTTACCAAGACGCGGTCACCTGCGACAAGCACAACACCGTCAATTGTTTGAGTGCCACTCAAAGTAATGTTCACCGTTGTGCCGGCCACCACGCTTGCTTTGGTGTCTAAACCTTGCGCTACAGTGTCAACATAAGATTTGTTTGCAATGTCTGTGTTTGAACTAGGCGTAGTTGTTATTGTTCCTGTTGTCAAAGCAATAGAAGTTATATCTGTATTTGCACCACTTTGAGCCGCATTTAAATTAGACCTTGCGGTTGGTGCAGTTGTAGCACCCGTGCCACCATTAACAATTGCTACAGTGCCTGTTACATTGGTAGCATTTCCACTAATATTTCCAGTAACCTGAGAACCGGGCAAACTTAAAGAACTTAATGTAGTTAATGTGCTATTACTTGTTGCCGTAATATTGGATGCGGTTCCTGTTGTATTCTGATTAAGAGTTGGAATATCTGTTGCAACAATAGCTCTAAATGTAGGAACTCCAGCAGCTCCATCTGGGGCGGCTAAAACATAATTAGCAGTCTTAGATGCGTAAGGATTTAAAGTATCTCCATACCCACCAGCCAAAGAAATTGCGGGTGTTGTGCCGCCACTTGAATTAACGGGAGAAGTTCCAGTTACAGAGGTGACCGTTCCGCCTGATGAGGGACTAGTATTGATAATTGTGAAATTAGGATAAGTGCCTGTAACGGAGATTCCCGTTCCATTATTTAATACAACTGTTTGGTCGGGTGCTGTATTAGTTATATTTAACGTACCACTTGTCGTTATCGGACTACCTGTAATAGAAATACCCGTGCCCGGAGTTGCGGCTACACTCGTTACTGAGCCACTTCCTTTATTGTTAAAAGTTGTCCAATCAGTAGAAGTCAAATAACCACTTACTGATGTGGTGGCTGCGGGCATACTGATTACAGGGCTTGTTCCTCCTGATGAAGCTACGGGTGAAGTTGCGCCAACAGAAATTACACCCCCATCATTATAATAAGCTAAACTATTCCATGCCGTAGTACCATCACCAATTTTAATTTTGTATGTGTCTGTTTCTAAACCCATTTCTCCTTGTGACAGGGTTGGGTTAGTGGCCGTCCATTGACTTGCTGTGCCTCGTCTTAGTTGTATCTGAACAGCCATTATGGTCCCCCTCCATCTACAGCAGTTGTTCCGCCGTAGTTTGAATTATAAAGACCGCCATCAAGATTAGGACTACCTGTTGACGGAATAGCCCACGAGCCATCGCCACGCCAAAATGAGGTAGCAGAAGCGGATGTACCGCTATTTAAATTTGTAACAGGTAAATTTCCAGTAACTTGCGTAACCAAACTTACGTTACTTAACGCCCCACCAAGCGTTAAATTTCCCGCCGTTGTAACTGTGCCTGTTAAAGTAATGCCGTTTACTGTTCCAGTTCCACCAACAGACGTAACGGTTCCTCCGCCCGGTCCACCTCCACCCGGCGCCCAACCTGAAGCCGTTAAAACGTATGCTTGTTGTCCAGCCAAAGGCTGTGGAACCTCACCTTGTATCCCGTCTGTTGAAACAGTAGGAGCAGTAAAGGTTCCAAAATCTACAATACCCGTATGCGGGGCAATAGACATTACAAACTCTCTATAAGTTTTTGGTGCTTGGCTATGATTGCGTCTTTAACTGATTGTGCTTCAGCAATAGCCGCATCAAGTGTTGCTTGAGAATTTGCAAGAATCTTACTACGAGCCGTGTAATCCGCAACAATAACATCCGCACTAGCCTTGGATTGCTCGGCATCTTTTAAAGCCTGTTTAACTGCTTTAGCGTCTGCTTTTGCTTCATCTTTAGCGGCTTTTGCTTCACCAGCAAGTGCAGCCATTTCCTCGTTGGTGCGATTAACTGTAGCCGCTGCCTGCGAATTTGCCGTTGCCAACATTTCATCGGCTTTGGTTTGCGCATCTTTAATTTTTGCTACTGCCTCGTCCCTAGCGGATTTGGTTTGCTCACGCAAACTCAAAATATCCTTTGCAGGGCCAACGGCGTCAATAACTTTTTTATGTTCATTGATTGCGTCTTGCAAAGCTTGTATTTTGGAGTTGTAAGCATCAGGATTTGAAACAATTGCAAACAAATCCATAAGCTGATTAGAGCCGCCACCCCCCATTGGAGTTCCGTCTTGGTTATAAGTGTTCATGCGTTACCTCCGCCACCGGCTTGGATAATTGTCATTGTTGCAGAGCCTGTAGTGCCGGTGTCTAAAACTAAACGAAGGCCCGTACAAGGATACGCTACGTTAGTAACAGTATTTGCAGTAGCGGGAGTGCCGCTAGGAGTTGCGGGATGGTAAAACCATGTTGCTGAAGAAGGAGTAAACCCAGCAGCAAACACATCGCTAAACGTGTACTGAAGATAGGCATTTACAGTTCCAGTAATTACTAAGGCAATACCCCAGTTTGTTGGTGAAATGTAGTTATCTACAGGAACCACATTGGAATTTGCAACTCCCGTTACAGATATTCGGATTGGGCGCATTTTATGCTCCTAATCAAACTTGTGATGGATTAGCAGAGCCGTCAGAATCTTTTACAACATACGTCATAGTCAATATGCCAGCACCAGATGTGGCAGTGACGTTAGCCTGTGTAAACGTAATGATTGCATCGCCTGTACCCACGTTGTTACATAGCACAGCGGCGGCGGCATTATTATTGCCTAGCAGTAAGTTAACAATACCTGTGTTTGTATATACACTGCCGTTTGCGGCTGTATTGATTGCAACAGCATTAACAAAAAGAGCGTATGTAGGCGTTGTTGTTGCGTAAGCAACAGTGGTGTTAAACGCAGCGGTCAGAATCTGTGAGCCTGCCGGAATCGTAAAAGCAACCGTAGCCGCCGTAATGTCCGTGTACAAAATGGATTTGCTTTGAGTAACCACAGTAGCACCCATATTACGGATAGTACCAGCAGTAGTTCCAGTTGTGTTTTTAACAGTGCCCAATAACCAAGGGCCAAGGTGTGTTGCGAATCCCATATGAATATCTCCATGCGTTGTGGCGTATCAATCTGCATGAGGTCAGCCGGACCTGTTTGATACACCGAAAAATTCCGGTTTGTTAACTATAACCTATTTAAAAAAAAAGGCAAGAAAAAAGGAGGCTTTTGGCCCCCTTTTTTTACTTATTCATTAAGTGCTTCCGGGTGAACCGAAAATTCCTAATGGGTCTGATACACCGAAGCTGTAACGCTCACGGGCTTTGTAGCGCACGTTGCCTGTATCGAAATCACCATCCATGCTGTTAGCAAGGGGTGTACGAACAAAGTGCTTTAAGCCGTTTGGTACATCAGTAGTCAAGAACCATCCGTTTACGTCTGTCAAATAGTGATTGACAGTGTAACCTTCTGGGATTGAACCATTGTTTTTAATGGCATTGATATCGTTGTCAGTTGTGCCAACACGGAGGCTGGTTTCTAACAAACGAGTAGCAACGAACATTAATTGTGGTGGAACAATCAACTTCTTCGGCTTGGCTGCAATCAACAAACCACGCTCATCAGTCCAACCGGCAATTTGAATAACTGCGTTTTCCAACGAAGTTTCGTTCAAGTCTGCTGCTGTGGATGGGCGATTACTGTTTGTACCACCATTCACCAATGGGTGAGCAGTAGAGCAAAGAGAAACGCCGTCACCATAGGTGTAGGAGCCAGAGAATGCGTTGTTAAGAATCGCTGCGGCTTTTACCTGTTTGGTATAAGCCATTGCACGAGCCAATGCTTTGGTATAGCGGCTGGACAAGCTGTCATACAGATTGTCTTCCACTGCTTCTTCAGTGATGGAGAAGCCCATAGCGATGGTTTCGTGGTTGTAGCGAGCAGTCCATGCCTCTTGCGCATTGTCATAAGCGATGGCAGCGCCTTCGTTTTTAACAGGAGCAGCAGAGAAGCCAGACAGTTTTGTTTCTTCTTCAAAAGAACGCTCAGAGGTTTCAGTGTCATAAATTTCTTTATGTTCTTCACCGTAACGAGCGTACTCCAAGCCAAACAAAGCGTTTAAGCCGGGGAGAAGTTCTTTAAGTAGTTGTGCACGTGAAATAGCCATTTTATGTTACTCCTTATGCAACAGCTGTACCAGCATAGTATTTGTGTAAACCAAAATTGATTTTCACGAGTACCTCTGGGTATTGATTAAAGACAATTGTTGAACTTGCAGCAAATGCTACTAGCGGCGCTGTATTAAGCACAACCGTTGTAGAGTTTGTTACAGATGCAACATACGAACCGCTGGCAATGTACTGACCATTTGCCGCAATGGAGCCAACATCAGCGCCAACTGCTGGCGTAAACGAAAGAGCCGAAGCAAGCGTAACGGTAGAGGTAGCGATACTGGAGTAAACGCCCGTACCTTGTGCCACCATAGAGTCAGGAACCAACCCAATAACACGAATTGGCAAAGCCGCAGTAAGTGCTAGGGAAGTATCTGCCAAAACAGCGTTAGCTGAATTACCTGTGCTAGTGCTACCTGTATTGTTAACTGCTGCTAAGTTTTGACCAATCATGGCACGAGCGCCAGAAGTCACCACTGTAGTACCAGAAACCATCACAGCTTGAAACACTGTATCAGGGTCATCACAAACAATAGCCACCGCATCACCAGCAAGCGTAGACGCAGGCCAGTATTGACTAAATTGCTTTTGTTTGGTTAAAGGGTTGGTGTACGAACATCCGAGGAAAACCCCCATCAATGTACCAACAACACCTGTTGTAACGCTTATGCGTTCCAAATTCCCACGTACCAATGTTACAAAATCACCATAAAAGATGCTTGTAGCATAGCCGTAGGTGATAGGTAGTTCACGGGTTGAACCCGCAAATACCTGACCGCCAATCAAGTTGACTGGTCGTAGCCCGTAAGGGGCGTTAACCACTGGATAAGCCATTTAAGACTCCTTTGAAAAAAATTAAAGACCTTTGCCAAAAGTTACCTTAGAGCTACGTTCTTTAAACATAGGCATCCGAGGGTCGCTCTCACGCATATAAGTATTGTCAACTGATGACATTTGCGCATCAGCTTGTTGCCGATAATGCGCATCACGGTCAGCGACAAATTCGACTGGGGTTTTGCAAGCAATCAATCCACCAATCTGTATGCTGTCAGGAAATCGGTTTCCGCCGATATTTAACAATGCAACTTCTGGGTGGTCTGAAGCTTTTACAGGCTCCCAACCTTCTGCAAATTTTGAGGAAATATTAATGGCATCATCACTACCAAGAATGCTAAGACGAATCCAACGAAACGCATACCCGTCCTCTGGTGCAAGGTCTGGTAGAAGTTGGGGAGGTCTCCATTTACGGGGACGCTCTGTAGTCTCACGAATGTCAGCATCACGCTTTGTGCGCTTTTGGGTTTCTTCAGTCATTAAATTGTCCTCATTTGTTCCGCAACCTTACGGGCATAAAGTTCCAATGGAACCCCCAACCGCTTGGCGATGTTTACTTGGGTTTGAGTGAGCGTTACCTTCTTAGGGGCAGAGCTTCTCGTTGCTGGCGCAACCACATTCGATTTTGGCCGCTTGACTTCCCTTTCAGGTTCATCAGCAGGTTCTCCAGACTCGAAGTTTTCTGGAAACACTTGTCGCATACGGGCATTTACACGCTCGTAGTAGTGGTCGGAAGTCGGGTCTACTCCATTTTTAACTAGCTTGTTGTGGAGTCCAAGCGCAAAACTAGTCATTTCGTCGTCCTGTCCGAACCAGTTGTTATTCTCTCTCCACTTCTGTGCTTTTAGGTCAACATAAGCGGGTTGTGAATCAACTTGTTGCGTTTTTACCGCATTTTCTTCCTCTTGTAAAGGGGTTACCCGTAAATTATTTACTCTTTCTGCTTTTATTTTGACAGAAGTGAGGTTTTCTTGGGCATCTACCAGTGCATCAGAGTCTCCAGCCTCATACGCTTGCTTGTATTGACGCTTTGCTTCCTCTAATTCATTAGCAATTACCTTCTTTGCCTGCTCATGCAGTACAGTTTGGCCTTGATTTAGTGAACCTTTGAGCTTTTTGTTCTCTTCAACCACTAAATGAGCCGCCCGTACAGCCTCTTCACGCTCTTTTGAGGCTTGTTCAGCCCTGCGCCTTTCTTCGTGATAGCCTTTTTGCAAATGTTGCAGGCGTTTTCTAACCTTTTCACCATAACCACTTAGTTCGTCCTCATCCAAATCCTTGGGAGGGTCGTTCATTTCCTTGTAGTTGTCAGGTTTTTCAGGAGTATCGTCAACAATTTCAATATCAGCCTCATCAGCTTCCATCTCAATCTTTATATCCTCCTCCGGTTTAACAACTTTCCCACCTTTGCGGGGGTTTTCTTTTTCGTCAGGGAATTCAAATTCAACTTTTTCCATGATTTACTCCTTAAACTCTTGTAATACCACGAGGGTCTTGCACAACAGCTTCTACAGAGTCATCATTTATTATTCTGAACTCTTGGCCGTGAATTTTGATGCGGGTTCCGCTGTTAGGTCTAACTAAAACAAAATCTCCCTTCTTGCACGATGGCCCGCTTGGAAAACGTTTTTCGTCTTTATAACAATCAGGTCCCATTTTTGCCACAAACAGCACTGGTGACAGTAACTCCTCGTATTGCATAGTGGTTCCAGACTTTACAAGCCCGCTGTCATATTCCTCATCAGCTTTTGGAAGAACGCACAAAAGATGATAAGTAACAGGGTCAGGTACTTGTTTGGCTTTTTCCTCTGCCGAACCCGGCAAAACAGACACCGGACCCTCAGGGTCTAAAGTCTGACCAATCAATAACTCTTCCATAAATTTCCTTGTCGCAAAAGGCTACAAAAAAACGCACTAACACGCCTCCGAAATATTAGTGCGCCTTGAAAATCATTCTTGGTCTTCAGAGTCCCTCATGTTTTTTCCCAACTCTTTAATTTCCATTTGGGCCATCTTTAAACCACGAATTGCTCCACACAAATCTTTATATTGTGCGTAATCATTAGCAGCACCATCGTTTAAAACAGACTGGTACTGCCCTATGTAGTCTTCTAATTTAGAAGTAAGAATCTCTAAAATCTTGTGTTCAATCATTGGTTAGGCTCCGGTTTTTGTTGAGCTTGCATCGCCATTTGTTGCTGGGCTTGTTGAGCTTGCTGGGCTTGCTGTTGCTGTGCCTGCGCAATCTTTTGCTGATGCACTTCATCCCTTTGAATCATTTCTTGAATGTGTTTTTCAACAACAGCAGACGGGTCTTCAGTTGGCTGTGATTTCAAATCCAACTCAGCCTCTTTAATTGCCAATTCAGTTTGTTTAGCTTGAAAATCGTTTTGCATTTTCTGCTCTTTAATAGCAACCTCTTTAGCTTTAATCTGCAACTCTTGTTGCTGAATTTGGATAAGCGGGTCTTGTGCCGCTTGTTGAGCCTGTTGCTGTTGCTGTTGCGCCATGTTCTTTTTCAACAATTGAGCAGAGCCTTGAGCAACCAATCTTGACAATTGCACTTCGACATCTTCTGGCAGTTTTTCGTTTGGCGGTGGCAATGGAACGCCCATCTCGTCTTCCACTTTCTTTCTATAACTAAATGCCAAATGCTCTGCAATGTGAGCCATGATGGCCGCTTGCATTTGCTGTGCCATTGGGTTTTGACCAATAGTTGCCGCCATCATTGGGTCTTGCATAAACGATTGATGCGCTCCAATGTGAGCCTCGTGGTCTTGATAAATAAACGCCTTTGTCGGTTCGCCTCTTAAGAAAGCCATGTTTTCACTAATCGGGTCCCGTGGTGTTTGGTCATCTTTAGTTGGTATTAATTTATCCGCATTCTTAACGCCCAACACTTCAATCATCTGTCTATGCAATTCAGGCAAATTGTAAATTTGCGGCGCCTGACCAGCCAACTGAATAACAGCTTGATACTGCATAATCCTTTGAGCCATAGTCGCAGAGTTAGGGTCTGACACTGGAATAACTTCCACCATGTCATAGTCTGATTGCTTGGCTTTTCTATTTCCGCCGTCTGGGTCATATTCATACTCAGTCGGCGCATAGTCTCTAATAATATTCTTAAGAATCTTAAACTCTTGCTTCATTGAATAATGAACACGAGCTTGCACCGCACTCATTGTCTTCAACTGTCTCTCAAGAATAGCCAGCGTAGTTCCAACTGGAGAGTTAGCACTCATATCACTAATCTTCATATCAGCAATAGAGCCAAGTCTTCTTCCCTCTTCAGTAATTTTTTCAAGCAATTGTGCTAAAACTTGGCTAGGTTCTTTATATGGTAAAGCCATAATGTTGTCTTTAATAGACCCACTTGGCACATCCACATCTCGCCATTCTCCGGGTGCAATCGGTGTATCGTCACCCTTAACACGCAACCCTCTAGACTTCAATCCGCCGGGTAAATTAGACAACGTACCACAATCAATCAATTGACGAATCAACGATGTTCCAGCTCTAGCATATCCACCAATCAAATGAATATATCCAAATCCATAAGCTCCAAAGCCGGGTATGTAATCGTACTGAACTAAATGCTGTCTCTTCAGACGCATCTTGTCTTCTTCATCCCAATTACGATAGATAGATAAAATACTTCCTGTACCCACATCAATAGTCACTATATAAGGTACAGCAATTTCATCATCATCTTCATAACCGGCAATATCTAAATCAATCTGTACTTCGTAAATTTGATATCGGTCATCATCATTAATACTGTAGCCTTGGTCTCCGGCTTTCTTCTTCTCTACATCAGTATGCGTAGCAACAGGTTCACCTAAATCTATATCACTATAAAATCCTGCAACTTGTAACTTTCTAATATCATTCTTTGTCTTTCTCATTACATGAGTAACACGTTCAGCAGTTCTCGCACCACTAGAACCGTAAGGGATTATTACGTCCTCCGCAGGTATATACAAAGCCGTTTGTCTATTCAATGCTGGGTCAAAATAAACTTTCTTAAACGCAGAGCCAGCCAATCCTAAATTAAATAACATCCTCTCATGCTCTGTTCTATATTCAGGCATCTCTTCCGTTAACTGATAATTCATATCAGCACGAACCCTATCCGCAGCTTCTTCTTTTAATTTAGTAACAGCACCAATAATTTCTGTCTTAACAGGACCTTGTGCCGGAAATGTTTCAATAATAGTTTCCGATTGAAACCGCACAGCCGCCTCAGTTAATATCGTAGAGTAAACACCACAAGCCCCATTCCA